CATTATTGTTGACAATTAATATTAATGTTTATTCCCACATCTAAAGAAATTGAATTTGTTGTTATCGCATCCAAACAACTTAACCCGTTTATTGTTAATGTATTTCCCTCTAATATATATGAATATCCATAATTTATCAATTGTGGAAGATATTCAACTAATGATAATCTCCATTGTAGTGGTGTTGGGACATCTGTATAACCATATCCAACATAAAATAACTCTTTAATTATTTGTTGTCCATTTATCTTTAAATCCACATACCAATCAGTCATCACAGAATTTTGAGAACATTGATTTAACGTTAAACCACTTTGACTTAACATATTATTAACTCTATTACTTAAAATACTATCAAAGTTTGAAACATTAATATCACCATTATTCCAAGGATAGATATTAAATTCTGCAAATTCACTATTACAATTATAGTCAAATATCCCTGATATTATAAAACATGGGTCAACAGGTACGGGAATAAATTGACATCCTCTCTGTCGTCTATATACAAATTTCTGTTTATGAAAAATTGAATTCTCCAACCTAACACCTCCATTCCAAATGGTTGTTGCCGGTATCATCTGTTCAACTAATTTCGTCCAATAAGGGCCAATACCATTAACATAATCAATTAACTTTTGGTAAGTATATTTGTTATTTGGTATTCCAACGGTTTGTTCGGATTCAATATATTTCCAAAAAATGGATTGAAGGGTTGGATATCCTCCGGTTTTTCCGTCTGAAATATATTGTCTATTTCTTGTATTGACCATATTTTCCCAAAATGTTTGAGAAAATTCAAAAAATGTTTTTTTCTTTGGTTCGGGATTTATATATGTCGCATCAACACCTCCCGGAACCGGATAATTAACCGTTAATCCTGTTTCAGGTATTGGGTAGTCATATCTTCTTGATTCTTCCCACACATCATACACCAATCCTTGTGCAGGATTTAAGAACACATCAACATTTTTAACATTTAACACTAACTTCTCATTATCAACAAAATAATAAGCATTATAATCTCCTTGGGTTGACACCCTAATTTTATCATCATCGGATAACCAAGACTTATTATTATCAACAACTTTTCTAAGTTTAAACCCTTCATTCATATATGGAAAATCCCTATAACGATTCAAATAGGTCTGACCATAAGTAAATGGTATTAATTGAGTTTGTATATTATAATTTTGTCCTGTATAAACCGCACCTGTTAATTGGACCTCATCAGGACTTCTATGTTGTGCCGTTGTTTCATACCAACCCGCACCGATTTGGAAAAAGAATGTTTCGGTATTCCTTGGTGCTTTAGGGTAACCTTCAAAATCAATTGGATAACTACTCAAAGTAGTATTAACATTTTCATAAATGGCAGTTGATGTATATGCGGTAAATAAATTACCTTTAAACTTATATGTTTGCCCCGGTAAATAAGTTGGGATTGTATTTACATAAGTTCCTCCCGAGATTTGAGCCCACTGTGTATTAAATTGGTCTAAATTGATTTTTTGGTCGGCCAAATAAATATGTTCATTATATTCAATTAATGAATCAGGTGCTCCAATCAATCTCAATAAAAATTCAATAGACCTTCGAGTTCCTTTAGATTTAAACAAATAAGACGCATTTAAGATTAAGTTTCTATAATAAGCGTAATTTAACTCCGTTGGTGTTAGCGCTCTCGCATAACCAGGGTATGTTGGTGTTGAAGTATTCCCAAATACAGAACTTAAGAAATCTTCATTTGTTATTGGTGAGAAATTTGATGACCACCCTAAAGTTCTTGAAAGATTTACTAATAACTCAGATGGAATATCATTTGACGGATTATAATTAACTGAATTCATGTAAGCCAATCCATCAACAAATTGTTTAACTTGGTCAAAACTTCTACCGTAAATTTGAAATATCTTCTCTACTTTTTGCCCTAAAGTGTCAAATTCTTTAAGTGAATCGGTCACCAAAAACCTTGAAATCAAATTTGTCTTAAATGAATCAAGATTTACAGCAATTTCTTGAATCTCTTCTAAGTAGCTGTCAAATTGATATGATGATATGTCCAAATTCCAAGGCCCTCTTTTAGGCCAAGTAACTTGTCTATATTGAGTATAAGTTTGTCCGTATTCATTTTGTTGTGGTACTTGAAATACCGCAGTATATTCAGGTCTAACCAACCTATTTAATAAAAATTTTTCAACTTCATCAAAATCTTCTTGAAATACTTTATCAGATATTAAATCATTAGGTCTAATTTGGTATTCACTATTCGTAATAGTCGTGTCTTTACCAAATGGAGAACCGGAAACATAAAATTCCAAATATCCTGTTGATAATGTCTCTGAAGGAGTGAAACCAATCACTTGATATATATTGTCATCAATACTAATACAATAATCTAAATAGGTGTTATATAAATTTCTATATTTTGAAGTTTCAATTTCCCTTACCGATAAGTTGTTAGTTGAATTTACCGAATAATCAATATCAAAAGGGTTGTCAAGTCTATCAACATTAACCCTAAAATAAGTCTCATCTTCTTCTTTGTCGTAAAATATATCATAAGCCGTATTCCCACTAATAAATTCGGTATTAATAAACCTAACATCCAACGACGCCGGAAAATAATGAATAATTTTTGTAATAGACACACTAAACCTCTTGGATAATGACCCATACATTGAAAAATTAAGAACTTGTGAAATATCATAATTTGGATAAACCCTAAATTGAGTCGCAAGAATTGCTCTACTCTCTTCCAAATTATTAATACCCATCATATCTAACGATATTGGTTCCGAAAATGCACCAACATTGAAAGTCCTATTGACTTTCTCCACAACTCCGGTTGTGAATTCAAAATTACCTTGAGTCAAACCTCCTCCTTCAACAGTTTGTAAACCTACAATGTTGTCCGAGAAAGTTCCCGCACCGTTGCCTGGGCGTGGGGGGTAAAAAAATTTCGTGTTCTTAGTTTCTACTGCCATTAACTTGTAATTGTTGTGAAGTTTTTACTAAAATCAATATTATTACCTCTACTTTGTCTAACCTCGTAAAGAAGAGCATTAAATTGGTCTCTAATCTCATATAGATTGTACTGACGATAAATATTATTTTCAGAGTCGTAGATTGTGTAGATACCATCATCAATGGATTTGGTTTGATTACCATAAAGAGCAATAGCAAGAGATGATATATCGTATTCCACCATTTCAATCTCCAATGTAACTGGATTAAAGAATGTATTACTAATGATTATATTTTGATTTGGCTGACCAATAAATGGTGTTGCATTTGGTTTGTTTGAAGGAGATGAAGATGGAGATAAAGTTAAAAATATTAAATTTGACGTCCCATCAACATATCGGTACCTAATTGATTTCTGAACGGTATTAACCTCATTACTAATAACAGGTTCACAGAAAAATGATGAAGTCACCACTCTAAAGAAATTTGGTATTTTTGACCCGTCAGGATTTAAGTATTCAATTCTAAAACCAACCAAACCTTGAGGAACAAATTTATTTTGGTATTGAGCAGGAACATTAGACACATCAATGATAATCCCTTTAACATTGGGTAATGCGTTTAACACTCCACAATCCGTGATTACCGTTCTAATTTGTGCGGGTCTTATATATAATGTATAAATCCCTATTTCATTAAATTGTTCTGCCGGTAATGTTAAATTATATAATCCACCTAAAATTTCAACACCCGCGTTTCCACCTGTTTCAGTATTATTGAAATAAGGTTTTAATAGTGTTGGTGCATCAAGTTGAGTTAGGATAAAATCATCCGTAGCATCTCTTGATGGAGTGTAATTCATAATTATCTGAACATCTTCAGGTGAAACATCACTTGGTCTTATTGTACCGTATGAACCGATTGCCATATTCTCTTTTTATATTATAAATAGTTTAGTTCTTTTTTTGTATATTAAAAAATCCGTATCCGTAATTAATCATGTCTCCCAGGTTATCGACCTCGCCCAATCTTTGAATCCTCTCAAAAGCCGAATTTTTTCCCCGTTCAATGAAAATATTTGTTTGAATTTGAGGTTGACCAATAACCTTTAATAAAACTTCTTCTTTAGTTATTGGAACCGCAGTTAAATTATTTTCAGTAAATCCCGAAGATTTTTCAAAGAAAATTGTTGTACCATCAAAATAAGTATAATAATCAACATTGTTAATAGTATATGCAGTAAATTCCGGATTAATATCTGTAATCGCCCCCCAAATTTGTCCATTCCTAATTACCGGAACGCCCACTTGATATTGATTTGGCCCATATAACGCCAATTCGGTAAGACTTGACTTAGTATAACCCGAGACAACATATGGGACATTTACATAATTTGATGAAATTTGAGGTGCAACTTCATTAACTGCATCCCCTGAAAAAATATAATCATAACTTACCGGAGTATTAACCCAGTTGCCGCCAGCAGGAATAAAAAACGCCTCACCATTTGGATTGTTTGGTACAATGTTCGTATAAGGTGTCGTTATTGTTTTAGTCACCCGAGTAATACCCCAAGGATTTGCCTGTTCTAAAGTAATTTGATAAGTTTTATTTGCCACAGGATAAGTATGGCTCATCGAATTTGGTGTATATCCTGTTATCGTCTGTTTTGGACTACCATCACCCCAATCCACTTTATATGAAGACAAATCCAAAAACTTTTGAAATTCACTTGAAGTATTATAAATATGGTACACATATGGTGATGAGGTTGTTGATGAAAATATAAAATTGGCAACAACATCTTTTTGTAAAACTGCCCCGTCAAACGGACTATAATATCCGGTGTCAATCGCGGTTTGTCGAATTAAGATAGGTACCGTTAAACCTGTTAATAATGATGAATCGTTTGGTCCCGCGCTAAGAACTTGGGTCATAGCAGAATATACCCCAACAGTCTGACCTCTATAGTCAGGACCAACATTTTGTCCTCCAAGATTTACTCTAAAAATATCACCAATAATATTTTCAGGGGATATTTTTATTTTATAATAATCTTCCATTATTCGGGGTTAATATATTCATACCATTTTATGGGGATAGTCGCCCCCGCTCTTCCATCTAAATTACTATAAATTTGCTGACTAGGGTTCATATTAAATACCTGATAAGTTTGTTTATCATAATCCATCTGAACTCTATAATAAAAATATTTAGTATTATCAAAAACGTGTTTATTACCTGAAATTGATGATTGGGGCATATTCATCATTCTTTTGAATGAACCGACGCTCGCATCATAAAATTTCGCGGTCATATAAAAAGTTGAAATGTCCAAAAAATTTCTTTTTTTCAACCAATATATAAAAAACCCTTCTTTGTCTCCAACATAATCTAAAACAAATTTAGGTTTCTTAATTTTAACAGGGGTTCTTTGCATTATCGTATCCATTGTTAACCCTTGTTGTGTTGGTATTATTATTGTAATATAATTTGTTTGTCGTTTTTCATCTACATTATCATATAAATCTAATTTGAAAAAAGAATTTGAGAAATTATTCGTATAATAATATATCTCTTCTGGAGTAAAGCCTTCGGAGATATAATTAATAGTCCAACTTGACTGATTATTTAACGTACTACCCGAATGAAAATAAAATTCATATTGTATATCAGTAAATTCAAATGGAGTATTTGAGTTTGGATTATTAACGGTGATTGGGGCGTGTGCGAATCGACTAACCTCAAAATCACCAAAACCTCCGGTTACTTTTTTAATTATTTCACTTTCATATTCGTTAATACTTTGGTCAAGACCCAAATAATCCCATGTCAATTTTATAGGAACCACCAATTCTTTATTGACAAATCCATTATTCATTATCTGTATTTTATTCACATCCATCAATTAAAGGTTTTATAGGGAATTCAATACCATTTAAGTTTGAATTATAATTTATTCCATCAGGGATTAATCTAAACTGCACATCTTTAAACGGATAATGAGAAAAATTCAAAAAAGGATAATCAACTCCTCTATCCAAATTGTCTATAAATCCATAAGTATATAAATCTCTCCATCTAAATTCTTGGTCGGAACTTGAATAATACGAATATGACGGAATACCTTCAATTATATTAATGTCGCCAGTTTCTATATAATCGGAAAATACTCTAATCGTCATTGGGGTATGTGGTTGGTAATAAAAACCTGGTGCGTTCAATCTATCAAATTCTGATGTTGTTGCAAACACATCTTGATTATATTTTAATTTATGAAAATAACCCGATATTACTCGTTCTATTTGTTCATAATTGTTCCATTCACAAAAATCTCCATCCATAGTGTCACCGGACATTAAATCCCGATTATAATAAAAAGTTTTAGTGACGCCACTTGTTAAGGTATAATTTGATGTCGGGATATTAGTATTAGAATTCACATTATTATCATCCCACCATGAATTAACATTTTGAGTTAAATTAAATTTCCACCCTTGTTTTAAGGCAACATTACCACCTAATGATGGTTTATTGAAATAACCGGTATATCCCTTATTTATAATCGTTAAAAACAACTCACTAACAGGTCTTTTTTGATTATCAAGAACACCATTTAAATCAAAATCATATTTAAATGTTATGTTATAACTATTACTACTTGTTTTTTGTGAAATTCTTGACTTGTCATCTGGTGTTAATACATCGTATTCAAACTTTTTTTCTTCATTAAACACATTTTTTTCAAATCCATTTTTAGTAATAATACATTCATCAACATTCGTTAATATTTTATGTTGTCTAACATAATATTCCGATGTCGTTTCTAATATGTTTTCAGGGTTAATGACCCTTCTAAATGTCCCTCTTCTTCTATTTGTAAAAGTAGTTCCTGTGTATCCTACATCGTAAATATTAAAAATGTACTCCTTACTATCAAATAAACCATTACCTAACGAATAGACCTGAAATAAATCAATATTGTTATAATTAAATGGGGGATTTTTAAATTTTATTTTAACGTATTCCCCAACCGATAACCCATGTGGTACAATACATTGAAACTGAATTATTGGATTCCCATTTTGGAATGTCTTTCTAATAATATATGGAATTCCTTCGGACGCAGTCCAATTGTCCTCACTATTATTTAGTTCATAAAATAATTTTTCGTCATAATTATTCCGATAAACATAACTTAAATAATATGTCCAATTATATGTATAAGCACTTTTAGCTTGATATTGTATATGTTGGTCGCTCACATTAGGACGATATAAGTCAAATTCATAATATTGAGGATAGCCAAACCATTTTCCACTAGCCACTGATTTTTCCGCTTCAACATAATATAAATTATTTTTAAATGGTAAGTATTCTGTAGTTCCCGTATAAGTGTTAGCGTAAATATAGTTCACCTTAAATGTTGGTCTAAAAATCGTACAAGATTGTCTTTCATCATCATATATTTGAGCAAGACTAATACTTTGACTTCTATCATATTCAGTAATTTGTTGACTTTGTTCCTCCAAAGATAACGAAATTTCTTGGTCAATAAAAGGTGCAGATTTATATTGTAAACTACTTGGGATTATGGTATACTTATTCATCAACAGAATATTTTGTTTTAAATTTATCTAACGCACTTTCACCTTTAATTATCCCAAAATAAAAATGGTTTGGAGCGCTAACTAAAAAGTTTTTCACTTCACTATTTTTATAAACATTTGAATACTTTCCATCGCTATCCACACCAAATAAATATCCACGTAGATAAATGTCTCCAAGTCCTATCGCGTCACTATCCGTAAAATAACTTGGGGTTGAGGTAGAATTATCGATTCTACGACTTAATGATTGGTAATTTTGACTAAAAATATCACTCTCATTTGTTACCCAATTATTTTTTTCGCTACCAAATATGGTGGTACCCCCATTCAAACTCCATTTATAAAATGGTACTTCCTGTGATTTAATCCCATATTGATATGTTATTGCATTCACATTATTTGAAGGTCTGAAGTTTATAATCCCCGGACTCAAATAATCTTTATTTTGTAAATCAAATGTTGTGGATGAAAAGAAAATACCTATCGTGGGATTATCGGGGTATCCAACAACATTAACTGGAGATGGGTTTTCATTTGTATTGTAAAATTGAGGTGAGAATGGAATAACACCAAATTCGGAATTGATTGACATAGCTTGTGCTAAATCCCCATCAATTCTAAGCACATTACGATTTCCTCGAGAGAATAACTCATTTAAACTATTATTAAATCCTGATAAAATTTTTGTTAAAAATTTACTAGTTGTGATTCGACTAATGACAAATAAATTAACCAAGTCAGAAGTATCCGAATAACTTGATGGGTTTAAACTTTTCATAATATACCCTTTGGACGATGGTTCAAATAAAATTTCTTGATAGATGTCGTCTTTCATTCCCAAGTTAACTATTGTAGTTGGGAATAGTAAATTCCGTCTATTAACCGACTGTTCTAAATCCCCCGTACCTCTTCCAATAAATTTGGTTCCATTATAAGGTGAACTCCTATAGTAGAATGTATTAGTTTTTTTATCGAAATAAACAAGTTGTTTTGCAAAAATTGAACGTGCTTCCCCTAATAAATTAAATGAAGTATCAACTTGAAGTGGGAACATATACAACGAACCATTAACCCAATTATTTGTGAAGGATTGTGCCAACACTCCTCGACATAACCCATAATTAAATCTAAATCTATATCCCCATTCAGCAAAAGTCCCTAAATCTTTAGTTAAATCAGTTAATGGTTTTCTAACCATAACATAACACCCACTTTCAACGGGGTCTGTTTCTCGGCATCCATCTTTCACTCTAAAGTTAGTACCATCACCCTCATAACATTTAAGACCCACCATTTGTTCACAAGTATTTAAACTAGTGAATACGTTAATCGCTGCATATTGACCTCCAATGTCTGCGGTTGGTTGTTGGGCCCCAGTTGAGAATCCTGGTGATGCGTACAAATTCAAATTTCCATCTATAGGGTACATTGCAAACCCTAAATTTTGTTGTAATAATCCAGTACTACCACTATAATTAAAATCATTATCCAAATAATCCGATGATGGTAATCTATCGGTTCTCATAATATTTAATTTTTTATTTGCAACTAATAAACTTTGAGTTGGTCCGGTTGTTGCGGTAAATTGTGGATATAATATAGGACTATAGTATAAATTAACTGGTGCATTATTTGCGATATCACTATTATAGTTGAAACTACCAATATTATTAATAGTCCAAGGTGCCCTATACATTAATGCTGCTCCAGATAAATCATCATTAGGTCTATATTGTCGTAAATAATTCCAATTGGTTGTTGGTGGATTATTAATATCAATATAATAAGGTCCATTATAATTGAATACGTTACTGGTAATACCACCACTTTTCTTAACCGTTAATGAGTTAGGAGTTTGATTAGTGTTAAGATTACTAACCGAATAAATTCCGGTGTCATTTGAGATGGTAGTAACCCCATAAGTATATGTGACTCCGTTTCCTTGATTTATAGTTCCATTTGCATAGAAAGAAAATGAAAGTTTAGCAATGTTAATAGATAAATCGTTATTATTAAACCACGTTTTATCTAACGCACCATAGTACCCAACATTTGATGTTGTATATGATGAATATGAATATCCGGGATTTGAAGATGTTACAGGAAATAATGAACTTGGAATACCCGGTTCAAAGAAAACTGATGGATAAAAAATTTCATCAGAATTTTTATGATTTTGTACCGATATTGTCGAATTTTGAGGAAGAGATTGAATTGGTACGTTAAGTCGGGTTGAGGCCGTAAATATAAAATTAGGGTCATTCTCTGAATTCCCAAATAAATTTCCAATCTGATATCTATTAATGTATTTTGGAGAATATGGGTCTACGCCTCTTTGTAATATTAAAATAGTTTTACTTGATAGGTCGTCTAGTGTTACTAAAGGATTTTCATTAAAAGGGGGTGGTACGGGTACGGCACCAAAAGGTGTTACGACACCATTTTGGTTATCTCCGAATCTCCAACCGTTTGTAGGATTATCTTGTAGATAATACCCAATTTGATTCCTACTTATAATATTCCAAAAACTTTCACCCGCCGATGATGATGTTACATCAGGGTTAGTACTAATCACCGGTTTACCATTAGCATCGGGAATAACATTTATTGTTACTGCGGTTAGTACTTGACAATATTCTATATCTAATGGAAACTCATATCTTTTAAACGCAATCCCTTTGACTATTTTTTTATCGTCAATAATTGCAGTCCCCCCAATCGAACTAATATTAATACCATTTTCATTTTTAATTGTAAGTTGTCCTATTGGAGTTTCAGGAATTTTATATCTTATACCACTACAATCCAAATAAGTTGTGGTTCCAGATTCAATAACATCAACCGTAATATCATAATAACATTCTGATTCAACTTCAGGTAAAAAATATTGAGTTGTGTTGGATAGAAGAGGATTACTAGGGTGGTTTGGATTAACCCACTTAAGTCCTAAATTAGTCTGTTTATTATTGAAAACCCCACAAATACCTCTTAAAGGGATTTGTACTCCAGAACCGGTAGTTCCTGTCCATGTAAAATTTCTATCTGTTGATTTACCCGGATTTACGAAGGTTAATAATGTTCCCGGTTCTAAAACTTGGTTTCCAAGTACAATTAACGTATTATCATAGTGAAATTTATTAATATTTCCGGGTTGATTGAATGTTACTTTTATTTTATTTAAACCTTCAAAAAATTTTCTACGAGTATTAAATAAATTTATACGTTCACCTATAGGTAGTGTCACACTCTGACTCATAAATGAATTTCGAAATCCATTGTCGTTAAATGAAGAAACAACTTGACTTTGTGTTGATTTAAATTGCAATGGGTTTTTTGAAGATACCGCTCGTCCCGATATCCATTGTGTCTCATACGGATTAAAAATCGCGGCACCATCTTCATTTCCACCATTAGATTTTAATGATTTTTCTGTCATTGTATTATAGTATGACATAGGATTAGAAGTCTGCAAAAGTATTCCAGGTTGAGGAGGTTGTTCTGTGTCTCCTCCACCAGGTGTTGTTGCCTCAGGGTCACACTCACACGCCTGACAATCAGGATATGTCATCATCGGCAATTTAAGTCTACCAAATACGTAAGACACAATATCAGTAAATTTAGTGGTTAGTAATACTAATAGTGCAATATATGTCACCAATATTGCCGCTTGTCCCGCAATTGTTAGTGCGAGAGTAAAAGTGAAACCTACTGAAGCCGCCGCGGTTAAACCGATTAAAATTGCCTGTTTTGTCGCCAAACTACCAATATAAACTATAAGTCCTGCTAACAATATAACCGCAAAATTGTTCCAAAGAAACGCTAAAAAATGATAAATAATTAATAACGGTACTCCAATAATCTGGATAACTTGTAAAATTATTGCAAAAATAAAATATAACAAATCAAAATTTCTAAAACCTTCATTAACAGGAAATTTATTAACCGTTGTCTCACAATCTTGACTATCAATTTCTTTAATCCCAATAAATCGACCTCTTCCACCATTTTTAAATTGGTCTATTAAACCTGAAACCGTATATACTTTATTAAACTGAAATTCATAAAAAGTATCTTCACAATTTATAATTTCATTTAATCTATTATTTTTTTGAGTTCCGGCAGAAAACCCATTAGTATATCCACTCCAAGCCAAACCAAAATAATATGAACTTTCTAGTTGAAGGTTTGGATTATTTGGGTTAGGGTCATCTCCCGAACTATTATATTCTTTAACATTTGGTACCAAATAATACGCTCGTCTAACTTGTTCACTCAAATTAGGCGATTGCGACCATTTAATTTTAAAACGATACTTAGCTTTAGTTGGAATTCCTACTGTCGGGTCATTTGATAACACTTTTTCACCAAATTCATTAGTGATAAAATAATCTAAATTCATTGGTAATTCGGTTAACCATACACCATTTCCATCAATGATATTTCCCGATTGTTCTAATTGATGTTGTTCTAAAACCGGATTACCTTCATTATCTTGATAAATTGTCTGTCTAATTGCCAATATCTGTCCCGGCCCTGTTGTTAATGAACATAAATTACCCATATCGTCCGGCGGTTTGGCATTTGGTCTGACCCTATAACTATCTGACGTAGAATAAATTGAACCCATAAAAACTGATGTGGGTTGTATATCAATATTAGAGTCTTCCCTTAAATCATAATCAACTCTATTAATTGCAATATCACACAATTCAGGGTCACCCCAAAGAGGTGAAACTTGAACATCTTTAACAACATTAATTATTTGAGGTAATGAATTTAAATCGGTAGATGTTCTAAACCTATTACCCGCAACTTGAGCCTCAGTTGCAAGACCCATTCTTATTAAGTCTTGAGGTGTTAATGAAAATTCACCAATATCTGATAAGTCAACGTCCATTACCAAAGTATGATTACCTTGAGGGACTCCCATTATCATATAATCCCCACTTTCATTAGTTTTGGCGGTATATTTATAATACTTATCATATATTTCAACTGCAGTTGACCCCGTTAAAGTATCTAATCTTGATGGTAAAGTTCCGGTAGCCGAATGACTTGAATAAGATTTTTCATATGGTAATAAATTATATCTATAACCATCTTCATTTATATCATTAGGTGATTTGTATGGATATAAACTTGAAATGATAGGGTTTGATTCATCAACCGGAGTTATTGGTATGAAAATTGAAACTCTAGCGTTAGGTATTCCAAATCCATTATTCGCGGTTACTCTACCAACAACCACACCATATTGAGAACAACTTTTAATGTAGATATCTTCTTGTTGTAAAGTTAAAGATAAAATTTCTAAAAATTCAAATTGTTGGTCTAACTGAACATTAATTGTTTTATTAACCCCTAACTCCGTTCTTATTCTATATGATTGTCCCATCAAACTACTTTATTTAATAAATACTTATTATAGGATTTTTAAAATAATCCCATTATTAAAATTATAGAATAAAGTCAAATAAAGTGAACTTGTTATGAGAAAGTTATTGATTGGAAATTTTTAACAGATATTCTAATGTCTCTGTTAGGGTATCTCACTTGATATACTTGTGATGGTTGTGCAAATATGGTATCATCCACCGGACCAATTTGTTTTGTTTCAAGATTTGAATATTCCATAGATGTTTCAGCTGATGAATATTGACCACCAACTTCGTTAAAAATGTCAATTCCCGCAACAGTTAAAACCCCATTCGTATTTTGGACAATACTCCTTAATTCCGAAAGATACACATTTTGACCTAAATTCCTTGTTTGAGGGTTGAAATATGCCGAAACTTTATCAACAACACTCGCAATTACTTGTCCCGAGTTTTGTGCGGAATCTAAAACAATTGAAATGTCCATACTTAAATCGATAACTTCCGCACTTAATATGGAAATGTAATCGTTCATCATTCTATAATTTGATAAATAATTTGCAATGTTTTGTCTTAAAGTATTTGAAACAATATTTGTTAATTTACCTGAAGTATCGTAGGATAATATCTGTATTAAAATTTTATTATCATTTTCAGTTATTGAAACTTTTGCTGGTGCTCCAAATTGAGCCGGCATATTTCTAATTAAAGATTCATAATCTTGAACCGTAACCGCTCTTTTTTGTGCCGAAAAATTAAATGAAACATAATTTCTAATCTCTTCTAAAGAAGGTATTCCCGCTCCACCAATAGCCGCAGTCACATTATTACAACGTAAAGAATTCACAACAGAGGTGTTTGTAACCTCTGACGGTCCATTAACAAAAAAGGAAACCGTACCAATCTGATTAATTACATTGGTACCTAAATTAGTTGCTAATCCTCCACCAATTCTATATTGAATAAATAAGGTAGAATTCGGTGTTAAAGTTGAACCTAATGAAAAGTTATTTGAGTATTTTTGTAATTCTAATGTAGTCCCTAAAGTCGTAAACTGATTTAATTGGTCTTGGGCCGTATTGGTTCCTCCACCAAAAGTCATTTTCTTAAATCCTTCAGGTGTATATTCGGTTATAAATCTATTTTGTGTTTGAATATATCTACCTACTTTAATTCCCGGTTGGTCGGAAACTTTTGTTGGGTCTTCAACAAACACTCTATCTTCAGCTAAGGCATCCACTTCATACCATCTATTCTCTAACCCTAAAAATTCCGCTGTCGTTGGGACATTCGTATAATTAGTTCCATTTTTCAATAAAACACTTGTAATCCCTAAAACATTTTTTTCAGGTAAAAACAATTCAAAAAATGGTCTAACGTCATTCGCGCCAATCACCCTTTTGAATATTTTTGTAATTCCATTAACAACTATTTCTCTTTTTGTTATAGTATAATTTACCAAAACATTATTCGCATTAAAGTTTGGTATTTTTAATCTATTTGGAAATCCTTGAGCGTTATATGGTGACGCAAAATCAATATCATAAACATTTTCAAATACAATACCCGCACCAACGACTTGAGAACCTCTTGACAATGTTCCAAGATATCTCTCATCTTCTTTATCACCAAACGCAGGAACTGTAATAGAAAAATCAACCAATGAAACTGAAGGTCTTTGTCCCGGTAATTTCAAACCGTAAGTTCGTGCTATGTTGTAAATTGACGACCTTTGTTGGGCATATTGTAATACAGTCTCTTGAATACTCCTATCTATATTATAGTGTAGATTATCCGCAACTGCCGCATTCAAATCAAGAAATACCGAAAAAACTGAAGCGTCATTAAAATCCTGAATCAAATCAGGATAATATGTTCGAGTATAATTTAATAAGTCTGTCCTAATTGATTGATAATCTCTACTACTGTACGATATTCTATTGTTTGCCATATTATTTAAATATTAATGATAACAAAATCACTCCCTCCAAATGTAGAACCATTAGTGGAATAATCTATTCTTATTTTTGCAGTATATTCTGCGGTTCCTTTACCCGGAAATCTATATATTGACGATTCACTAGTTCCTACAAAATTTTGTCCCGTTGCAATATCCACCTCTTCTTGTGGGTCAGCAGGAGTTATCGATAAACTATTAACTAATAAATTTGGCATAAAAGTCTCAATCGCGTCTCTTATGTCAGATTCAATTGCGTTAAATGTTAACCCATCAAAAGGTTCGAATAAAAATTCATACAATCTTGTACCAAATTGAGGTAAATAATATCTTGACCCCTTTCTAGTTAATAATAAATGAATTAAATCAGCTTTTATTTCATCTGATTCAAATTCGGTTAATTGAAGGTAATCTCCCCTTAAAGAATCTCTAAAAGGAAAATTAATACCATAAGTAATTCCATCTGCCATAACTATAAATATATTACTCTATTTTTTTCTATAAATAGATAAAAAAAGAAAATCCCAACATTAAGTTGGGATTTATTTTTAAGATGAACATCCAAAACATTCAAATGGACTATCTTCAGGTTTAGTTGTTGTGTTTACAATTTCAACTTTAGGTATTTCCACACTTGTTTTCGGTTTTTGAATTTTTGAAATATCCACCGCTAAATGTTTTGCCCCTGTTGATATCGCTTTAGTTCTAACATAATAACACAATGTTTTTAAACCTTTTGACCACGAATGGAAATGAGATGAAGTAATTTTTGATAATGTTGGATTCGACATATAGATATTCATTGATTGAGATTGGTCAATAAATGGTGCTCTATCTGCAGCCATATCAATTAATTCTCTTTGAGA